TACCGAAGGCCAGCGGGTTGTACACGCAGAGGCCGGCGACGGCTTCAACGAGACGCGCTTCGCCACCACCAGCGTTCGGGAGCTCAGTGACCTCAGCGACGTTTCCGCCGTAGCGCACTTCGAGCATGTCGAACGGGATGATGTAGCCCGAGAAGTTGTTCTTCAGGAACAGGGACGGGTGCAGGCGGATCTGGCCGAAGTCACCTTCGAACACGTCCACGGAGCTGATGTAGGTCGGCTCGGTAGCGTCGCGAGTCAGCGTGCGGATTGTGTTGTACTGGTTGGTACCAGAGGCGTTCGTGGTGAACACGAGGTTAGTGAAGGCACGCTTGAGGGTCGGGCCGACGATAGCGTCGTAGTTCTTGAACTGGCCGGTCTGGGAGTAGATGCCCGTGAGGACGTCCTGAACCACAGACTCAGTGAGCGAGGCGGTACCAACTGTGCTGATCTGCGCGGCGGCAGGGCAGAAGTTAGAGGCAGCAGCCGGGAGGTCAACCGTGTCGATGTTCGCAGCGGCGACGATCCACTTGTCGAGGCCACGGGTGCGGTAGCCGACGGTGCCGTTATCGACCTGGGCTCCCTGATTGGCGCACATCGCGACTTCCATCTCGCGCTTGATGAGCGTGATGGCCTTCGAGACGTTGTTCGAGAGTTCGTCGCGGACACCAGCGACGTTAGTCACCGAGGACTGCGTGAGCTTCGAGACGCGGACAGCCTTGCGGAAGATCTGCACTCGGTTCGAGAGTTCGACGCGGTACTGGGTAGCACCATCGACGGTGTAGTTGTCGTAAGCAGAGATGTCAGAACCATCGACGACCGGCGTAGGAGCCGAGGTGGACGGGAGACGGTCAGCCTGCCAGCGGAACAGTGTGTTACCGGGTTCGGCACCCTTCTTCGCCATGGAGGTGAAGGGAGTGTCCTTAGCATCGACGAGGGCGATGAGGTTAGCCAGGTCTTCGCGCTTACCGGCGTTGACGAGGCTGCGTTCTGTGAGGAGAGCCATGATATTTTATGGGTTGGGGATGGGGGGATTAAATGAAGTTCTTGGAGATGAGAACTCGGGCGAGGTCTTCAGCATTATTCGTTTTGCGGAAACGATCCACGGCGGTTCGAGCCTGTACTTCTGCGGGCTTGGACTTGACCGGGGTTACGGTAGGACGGACGGGCTGTACGGGTGCTTGTCTGGGAGCCGCCTTAGAGACTTGGCCCTCGCGGGTCATGTATCCTCGGACGTAATCACCAATGAACATCTTGAAGTCGGGGAACGCCTTGAGTTTTGGGAAAACCTTTAGGACATTCTGTGCGACCTGATATTCCTTGCTTTCCGGCTTATTCCACCACGGGTATTGTTTCGTGGCGATTGGGTCAATTTGTTCTCGGGCTTGGATCGAACCCATCTGCCGTGGCAGCTGTTCTTCGATAGCCCTTGTCGCGTTGACCAACATGCGGGTGACATCCTCTTGGCCGTATTCCTTGTCACCAAGGACAAAGCCGTAGGGGTTCTCCATGCACTTGTACTTTAGCCAGCGGGCGTTTTCCAGTTCCTTATCGACCTGTGCCTTAGTCTGAAGCGACTCGAACGGGTTAGATGCGTCGTTGACGCTGGTTCCCGCCGTGTCGGACTGAGGTGCCGATGAGATTTGCTGTTTCAGCGCTTCCATCTCCTCGCGGAGTTTGGTGACTTCCTCCTCGGCCTGCTTGCGCTTAGCCGTGAGTTTGTCGATGCGCTTCTGGACGCCCTTGGGAAGATCGCTGTCTTCTTCGTCGTCTTGCGTATGCTGTGAATGAACTTCGTCGATACCATCCTCAGCCTGGGGGACTTCCGTATCGGTGTCGGCATCTTGCATTGATGCTTCGCCGTCCGTGTTGTCCTTGACTTCTGTCTGGTTTTCGCCCTCTTGACCGGCCTCGGGCTGTGCCGTCTGTTCCTCGTCAGCGAACAGAGTGCTGCGGAGGATATCCGCGAGCTTGTCTTGGTTTAATGCCCCTGACTGGGCGTTTGACTGTACCTCGGGGTTGTTTTGAGCCGTTCCGATCTCGGCGTTATTGTTATCTTCCATATTCAGAGAGTTTTGCGTCCGCTCAGAGGACGTATCGGCAGTAACGCCTTAAAATGTGTGAAGTCAACGCACCCGGCGTCGTTTGATGGGTTTGGCAATATTACGCACCATTCTTGGAGCCAAACCGTTCGCGCTGGGCTTCTTCTTGCTCCGACAAGAGCAAATCCTTGAAATCCCTAAGAGCTTCGGCACGTCCGCAAGCGTGAACCCTCTTTTCGCCTTCGATGCTATAAGAGATAGCACGATCGACTTCAGCGGCGATAGCAGCGTCCATATACGCGAGAACAGCGTCAAATACTTCGTTTTTCTCGAAGGCGAGCGTGCGGCGCGTGGCATTAGGGTCAGGCGCCATAACCGGGCTGCTGGCCTTCCTGGGCCATCTTATCAGAGACAGGGGTGACACCTAGGCGTCCAATCGTCTTGTTCTGCTGCTGCTGAACGCTCATCTGGAGGTTCTGGACGTAATTCTGGATAAGGGCTTGGAACTGCTGGTCGCCCTGAGCCATCTGCTGAGCCTTCTGGTTCTTCTGGATGATATCCTGAAGATACTGGAGTTTCGTGCCGGCTGTCGGGTCGTTTTCGACGTACTGTACTTCCATGCCGGCCATCATCTTAGCGATATCGGTCTGGACGTCGTTGTAGAGCTTCTGGGAGGCAGTCTTCTGATCGAGGAGCAAATCCTTAGCAGACTCAGGGCTGATAGCCTCGATAAAGCGCGCCGTGAGCTTATTGCGGTCGATAACGCCGCCAGCGTCCATTGGAACGACGAAAGAGGCGATAGCCTTGAGCTTCTCCATGACGTAATCCGTATCGAGTTCGCGGACGTTGTAAGAAACGCCGATATCGTACATCTGCGAGATTTCGTTCGGCGTCATGACGATAGGCGTCCCGACGATACGCTCGATTTCGCTGCCGTCGAGGTACTGGACAGACAAACTGACCATCTGCTTGAGAACCCGGCTCCAAGCCGTGAGCCAGTTGTTCACAATGAACTGCTGGGTCATCTGGGTCTTCTGCGGAGGGACAGCAGGGTGGAATAGGCCGAAATAGGCCGCGTTCTGGGCTTCCACACGATCAATAAGGTTGAAGGCGAGTGTAGGATTGCCCGAGGGCGGCGAAAGGAAGGAATAGTCGTCAGGGGTGGTGACGGGTAGCAGCGAGCCAGGGGCAATCTGGTTCTGGGTGCCTAAACGCTTCTTAACCTTGATAGGCGGGAGCGTTTCAAAGGCAGTACGGTCGCGCAGGCTGTCCTTCTGGGCCTTGATTTCCTCTTGGTCGGTAAAAGCAATCTCCGGGATGCCACGGCACTCGACAACGGCACGCTTCAGGCGTTCGCGACGGAGTTCGATGAACGGGTACTCGCCGTGGGCGTAATCGAGCTTGCTGTGCTTGGCGAACGTCTCGACTTCGCTGGTTTGCGGAGAAAAGACCGTGTAATATACGCAAGGAACGCCGTTGGAGTCGATTTGACGGCTATAAGCGTACACAATCTCGATGAGGTTGTCCGCGCGGTGCAGGGCGTTCGTTACGTTCGACGTAACGGGGATAAGGTTCGGATCTGTGAGGTAAGCGGACTTGCCGGCAGTGTTAGCGGCTTCCTCGACGAAGGTTTCGTCCCATCCATCGGTCTTAATCATCTCGCGGAGCTCGACTTCAGACATGAAAGTGCGCTTGAAGATGACTCGGGCTTCCTGAAGGTCTAGGGTTTCAGGCGGGAAGCTGATTTCCTCGTAGGGCTTCAGGGCGGCGCAAACAGGGAGGTTAATCCGGTTGTACTGCTGGTTGTACGTCGAAACACCAGCGTTCAGCAGGTCGGTAGCGATGCGCTTGGCTTCTTCGGACGAGCATCCGAGGCTATTAGCGAGCAAGTCAGCCGTGATGTCAGACGCGCCGGTCGCCGTGAGCTGGCGGATGGCTTCAGCCAAGATGCCGTCGTTCGACGCGCGCGCTTCGAGGGTAGCAAGTGTTTCAGTGACCTCGCGGGAGCCGAGGCGACGTTCCCAGCCGACGTGCATGACAGCCCAGCCGTAATTAAGGGAGTATTGAGCCCAAAGTTCTGCTTCGCGCTCAAGATCAGGCCGGAGTTTGTTCTCGACGACCCATCGGGCAAGGGTCTGGATGGAGGCAGCGACGCTGGCGTCACCGTACTCAGTGCCGCTGACCCGGATGCGGGCGAGCTGCCAGGAGTTCACCAACAGCATCACTAATTCATTGATAATCGAGTCAACTAGGCGGCAGCGGACGTCAGAAGCACCCTCGAAAGGGAAAGCACCCTCGCCATCACGCTGATTACGGCTGTATTTCTTGCCATCGTCGCTCTGGCCTTCCCATCGAGCAAGGCGGATGTCGTCGTTGCTGTTAATGCGCGCGATATTCCCGCCGTTCGTAAGGGAACGATCGAACTCCGACTGGAGGTTCTGAATATCTGGCGTATCGCTCGCAAAAACGAGTTTATCGCTCCTGTTGTACTTGCTCTGCATTGATTTTGGTAAAGTATTGGGATTTAGACTCGATGTATTGAACGAGAGACAGCTTATGGAAGCGATACTGGCCTCCTAGCGTCTTGAAACACCGGACAAGCCCCTGCTTGCGAA